AGAACTTGCGCTGGACGGTCGACATAAGACCGTGCCAGGGCTCACCGTTCACCACTACACAAAAGAAACGCCGCTTCTGATGACCACCACACCTACAAAGATCCGCGTCAACGTCTACGTGACTCCAGAGCAGAAAGAGCTGTTCGACGTTGAAGCTAAGCGCCTTGGCAAAACGCGTAGCGTTCTTATCGCTGACGCTGCTTCTCGCTACATCGAATCGCCAACGCCGACTAACGGCCTTCCTGTTGGCAGATATGTGGTCAATGACTGCGTCAACGACATAGCCCGTCGCTATAGCGGCATTCCAAGAACACAGCTTGTCGGCATGGTCGCGGCGGTAATTCGCAAGCTCGCAGCCATGTAACTTGCGTTATGGCATGCCATACGTCATGATTGTGTCAGTTCAGCCGGAGACGGCACTGCTTCATGACTGCTTCCACTCTTCTGCAAACTGATCGCTTCGAGCTGGGTCAGATCGTCTGCTCTAGCTACGGCTACGACATGACGCTGGTTGAGTACTACGTCGTCACGCGTATGACCAAGGCCAGCGTCTGGCTTCGTCCGATCGAGTGCAAGGTGTTCGGTGACGACGGCCGTGGCGAAGGTCGTGCGCTGCCTAACACCGGCTGGCAGGCACCTGACAGCGCAGTCTTCCGCAAGAAGATTCAGGTGTCTGACGGCAAGCAGTACGTCTCCGACAGCATCAAGTATTTCCGCATCTGGGACGGCAAGCCTCAGTACTACAACTCCTGGGACTGAGGTGGCTAGTCATGGACAATCACAATCATTGGCTCGACCTGTTCGATTCCTTCGAGCGTCTTCAGACTGAACTCGAAGCCCGTGAAAGCCTTATGGTCCTCAATCGTGACATTCAACCTAAATGGGAAGTTCAAGCATTCCTAGGCCAAGACCTTCAATGGGCTGATCCTGCTTACGACGAAGAGGAACTTCAACGTATGAAAAATGAAGCCACTGAAGCTGGCTTTACTTACACCGTTGAAGAGGTAACTTAGGCCCTGTCGGGGAGCCTGATGCCTGTAACCCCATACAGGCTGAAAGCCATAAAAAACCTGCAGAGCTGCGCGGGAAAAGCAGGGCACGTAGTAGTCGTGATCCATCCCCCGACAACATTCTTCAGATCAATGGACAACCACTACGCCAAGCAACAACATCTGAACAACCTCAGAGCTTTTGAAGACTATGAGCGACGCCTCAGAGCCTTGTATGCCAAATCCACGAATCCGCTGCCTAGAGGATGGTTGCGTGCAAATAACGATCGGTGATGTTTCAGGCGTTGTAAGTTCGCACCACTTAGTGGAACCAAAGCTCAGGCAACTCCGTATATTGTGGAAGATGAATCCAGATAACTGGTCCTGATGATTGCTGCCGAAAACATCGTTCAGCGTGACCCAGATACACTCATCCCTTACGAAAACAATCCTCGTCAACACTCAGAAGCTCAGATTGATCGACTTGTGCGCTCAATCAAAGAATTTGGTTTCACTAACCCTGTCCTGATCGACGACGATCTGAATGTCATCGCTGGACACGGGCGTCTCATGGCTGCTGGTGTCATGGGACTCAAAACGGTTCCGACCATCGCGCTTGGCCATCTCAACGACGAGCAACGCCGCGCATACGTCATCGCCGATAACCAGCTCGCTCTCAACAGCACCTGGGATGACGACATTCTCCAGAAAGAATTAGAGGCGCTTGGTGATCTTGGCTTCGACCTGACTCTTCTTGGCTGGGGTGATGACATCCCGTCTTTCGCAGAAGAGCCTGACTATTCCGCTCTAGACGACCTAGACGATCCGACGAACGATCTTGCTGATGGCGTCATGAAGGCCATTCAGATCGAGTTCCGTCCTGAAGACTATGAAGAGGCCAAAGCACTCGTAGACGCTGCTCGTAAACGCGGTGACTACGTCGGCATGAAACTGATCGAGGCTCTCGCGGCATGAAGCTTGTCCAAGGAACGATCAGCGGCATTCGCTTCTATCACCGACCAGGCTTCAGCGATCTCAAAACTTTCGAGGAGGTCATTGGTCGTAAGACCTACCTCAAACGTGGTTTAAAGATCGGCGCAGGTGAAAGATGGATGGACTGTGGCGGCAATGTCGGCGCTTTCGCGTTGCTCGCATGCAAGCTCGGTGCAGACGTAACCGTTTACGAGCCTGACCCGTACAACGTCGACATGATCAAGCGCAATCTGCGCCTCAACCGATTCAAGGCGACCGTTAAGCAAGCTGCGCTCGTTCACGACGATCGCAAGACCGTCACTCTCTACATCGGCAATAACAGTCAGGTGTGGCGTAACTCGATCGTTCGTAAGTGGAACGACAAAGGACTCAAGGTCCCTTGTCTGAACTTTGACGAAGAAGCCAAGGGCTTCGACGCTTGCAAAATGGACATCGAAGGCGCTGAGATGCCCATCCTCGAAAACACGACCGCGACTTTCAAAAAGTTGGTCTACGAATGGTCGTTTGATATCGACCCATCTCTAACTCGTCTGTGGTCTGTGATCGACAAGCAGAAACGTGACTATCGCGTCGAGGCTGCTTGGAACAGCATTTGCTACAACGACCATCGTGAAACGGTTTGGCAGCAAAGCTGGTTCCCTGCTTGCACCAATGTTTTCTGCTTCAGCAAATGACACTGCCGATCGTCACGCTTACCCCGAACGACAGCGGTCTCAAGATCGGTGATGCTGTTCCGCTCATTGAGCCAAACGTGCATGACAGCTGCATCCTTGCTGATCGCGATGGGACGCAAGTCGGTCTCTTCCTCACTGAGCTGCCTAAAGACCTGCTGAACCTCGTGAACATCGCAGACACAGAGCTGCGCACTAAGCGCGTGCCTAAGTCGGACATGCGCCGTTCTTCTGGCCTTCATGACCAGTCAGCAGAGGTCAAGCAATACAGCGCAATCCTTGGCTCTTGTCCGCCTAAGCCGCATATGCGTCGGCCATATCCATCGCGATCATCGGTTCATGGCGTAACTAGCGCTAAGACGTTCTGTCGTGCAATGAGCGCTGCTGGCCTTAAAGCCTTCGAGGTATTACGCGCGAATGCACCGCAAGTAGTCGAAGGCCACCTCAAGGCCATCAAAACTCGCGTGCCGGAAAAGTGGTCTTTCAGTAATCACTTCACCTCGACCATCAGCAACTGCAACATCGCAGCAGCCGTTCATCAGGATCACGCCAACGTCAAAGGAGCTGTCAACATCATCATCACTAAGCGCCGCAACAGCACTGGCGGCAACTTGCACGTCCCTGAGTTTGGAGCAACCTTCGATCAGGTCGACGGTTCGATGCTTGTCTATCCCGCATACCGCAATCGACATGGCGTCACACCAATCATCCCGACGCATCAAGGTGGTTATCGCAATAGCCACGTTTGGTATGCCTTGGATTCTTTCGCTTCCCTAGGATGAGGTCATGGCTAACAAGCGTTGTACGCAAGTAGAGAAAAAGTTCCGTATCGCCAGAATCACTCGCATGATGGCGAACGGCGCTACGCGTCAAGACTTAGTTCAATATGGCGCTCAGGAATGGGGGCTAGGTAAGCGCAGAGTCGACGAGATGATCGCCGAGGCGCGTAAAGAGCTTGAGGAGGACTACAGCCTTGATCGGCAAGCTTTTACCGCTCTGCTGCTCTCCCAGCTTTCTGTAATCCAAAAGAAAGCAATGGAGCAGTCCAACTTGCAAGCTGCTCTCGGCTGTATCAACACTGCTGCCAAGCTCGCCAAGATCTACGACTGATGGGAATCCTGTCTGCGATTCCATCAGGGAACATCCTGCAGCGCATCGGCGAAAACAACGAACAGATAGATCTGCAGCGTGTTCTTGCTCGTGTGCAAGACGATCTGCATCCTGGTCAGCTCGACTTTGTGGCTGACGAAACGACTGAAATTATCGGCCTGTCTGCAGGCTATGGCGCAGGGAAGACGAGAGCGCTAGCCGCAAAAACCTTGCACCTCGCAGCGGCTAATCAAGGTTTTATCGGCTGTGTCATGGAACCGACTGGACCGCTCATACGAGATATCTGGCAAAACGATTTCGAGAACTTCCTAGAGGAGTACGAGATTCCGTACACCTTCCGTGCATCTCCATTGCCGGAATATGTGTTGCACTTGCCTGGTGGAGACACAAAGATCCTGTGCCGCAGTTTCGAGAACTGGTCACGGATCATCGGCCTGAACCTGTCGTTCGTCCTCGCCGATGAAATCGACACTGTGAATCCAAGCGTCTGTTCGAGGGCATTCCCGAAGATTCTTGGTCGCTTGCGGTCCGGCAACGTCAGGCAGTTCGCAGCAGCGTCTACGCCTGAAGGTTTCAGATGGATGTGGCAAACCTTTGGTTCGGATGATGCGGCAAAGCACTCTGACCGCAGATTGATCAGAATGCGTACGGCAGACAATCCACATCTGCCGCAAGACTTCATCGAGCGACTACGCGCGAACTACGACCCATCTCTCCTCCAGGCGTATCTGGAAGGTCAGTTCTGCAACCTCACAACTGGTCAGGTTTACGACCGATTCGATCGAGCCAAACACGTTTCAGCTCTATCTGAACAGGAATATCAGAACGAGCCACTACGTGTTGGCGTCGACTTCAACATCGGCAACATGAGCGCAGTCATCGGTGTCCGTCTTGACAACAAACTTCATCTGATCGACGAGATCAGCGGCGCTCATGACACCGACGCCCTGGCACAAGAATTACGCCAAAGATTTCCCGACTCCGTTGTCTATGTCTACCCTGATGCATCAGGCTCGGCGCGATCTACGAATGCCAGCCGCACAGACATCCAGATCTTGGAATCGTATGGTTTCAGCAACCAATCACCAAAGGCGAATCCTCCCATCCGTGATCGGGTGGCTTCTGTACAAGCTCTTCTGGAGAACGGGAAAGGCGAAGTCAGGCTTCAGATAGCGCCACGCTGTAAACGCACAATTGAATGCCTCGAACTGCAGAGTTACACGGAAGCCGGAGATCCCGACAAGGACGCAGGCTATGACCACATGAACGATGCGTTGGGCTATCTCGTCTACAGAGACTTCAGCATGCTCAATGCGCGTGCTGGTCGTGGTACTGGGATTAGGCTTTACTAAACTGCAGGCATCGCGCGGGTTTTAGCTGTGTATTCAGGGTTTTCTGGGCGGCAACGTATTGGCAACGTCACTCAGGTGAACGATCCGAATACAGCGTGGGTGAACATGGAACCCCATTGGGGTTTGATTGAAACACTTCTAGGCGGCACATACAAGATCAGAAAAGGCCATAGAAAGTTTTTGCCGCAAGAGCCAAGAGAACTTGATGAGTCCTATGACAACAGACTGCAGAGATCCGTTCTTGCGCCGTATTACTTGCGTTTAGAGCGGATGCTTGCAGGGATGTTGACTCGCAAGCCTGTGCGTCTCGATGACGTGTCAGACGTTATTCGTGAGCAGCTTTTCGACGTTGATTTGCAAGGCAATGATCTTCAGACTTGGTTGTTCGCCACCAGTCGTCAATGTATTAGGTACGGTCACGTTGGCGTTCTGGTAGATGCGCCTGCAGCAAGTGAAAACGGCCGTCCATATTGGGTCAGCTACACGCCTCGCGACATACTCGGATGGCGTAGTGAGATTAAAGATGGAAAACAAGAACTGACGCAACTGCGCTTGTCAGAAAAGATTGTCGTCCCAGACGGACTGTATGGCGAGAAGCAGGTTGAGCAAGTCAGAGTGCTGACTCCAGGTGCTTTCGAGATTCACCAGAAAGACCAGAAAGGAGATTTTGTTGTTGTCGACGAAGGCCGTACAAGCCTGAGCGAGATTCCATTCAGCGTTGCTTACTCGAATCGCATGGGCGTGCTGGAATCATTGCCGCCTTTGGCTGACATTGCAGAGCTGAACTTGCAGCACTACCAAGTTCAATCTGACCTTTCTAATCAGCTGCACATCTCGGCTGTGCCGATGCTTGCGTTGTTTGGTTTCCCCGCAGCAGCAGAAGAGATCAGCGCGGGTCCAGGAGAAGCGCTAGCACTACCAGAGGGTGCGTCTGCCCAATACATCGAGCCAGCAGGCAACAGCTATGAAGCGCAGTTCCGTCGATTAGAACAGATCGCCTCGCAGATCAATGAGCTAGGTCTTGCTGCTGTTCTCGGCGCAAAGCTTGTCGGAGAAACAGCAGAGGCTAAGCGCATCGACCGGAGCCAGGGCGACAGCACCATGATGGTTGTCGCACAGCAGATGCAAGATCTGATCGACAACAGCTTGCGATTCCACGCGGATTACATGCAAGAGCGAAATCCAGGCAGCAGCCTTGTTAATCGCGACTTCATGGGTACGCGACTTGAGCCGCAGGAGATTCAAGCATTGCTGCAGCTCTACACGGCTGGAACCATCACGCAAGAAACCTTGCTGCTTCAGCTAGAGGCAGGAGAGGTGCTAGGCGATGACTTCGATGTCGAGCAAGAGCTTGAGGCGACACAAGCAGGTGGATTGATCGAAATCAATCAGCCTGAGCCAAGGCCGGAAACGGCAGAAGAAGCCACAATGCCAGCAGAAGCGCCGGAGACTGAGGATGAGTTGGCTGGATAACTTGCGGAACGGTGAAAAACGAGATCCAATCAACCGGCTTCTGTTTTTTTCTAAGCAGGAGCTGGCGGAGCAGGCTTATGCAGTGATTCGTGTCACTTGGTACAACCAGGGAAAAATTTGCGGCGTGTCCGAAACTTCGATCGGCACTTTTGATCAGGACGTGATCGCTGAGTTTTCTGATCTCGTAGGCAACGCGCTTCGGGCCGGTTGTGATGTCTCAGTGGCTTGCATCGATGACCCGCAATATCTCGGCATCTATGAGTCATGAGCGAGCTTCGCGAGGTATTCCGAAACGCGATTGACCTCAACCGCTATAGCAATAGTGTGTCCCGACGCCTGATTCGTGCATACAACGACGCTGTACTGGACGCTATTGATCAGCTTCGTGGGATTGACGAGCTTGCGTCGCCCACTAAAGCTGCACGGCTTCGGGCGATCCTTGCGCAATTAAATGAGTCGCTACGCACTTGGTCTGGCGACAGTATTGCCACGATGACTCAGGAGCTACAGGGTTTAGCTGTGCTCCAGTCTGAATTTGCTGCCGAGCAACTGCAAAAGGCGTTGCCTGCTGGCGCTGCTGCAACAGTTGGCACTGTTGAGATCAGTCCAGCTTTTGCGCAAGCAGTTGTTACAAGTCAGCCGACAGTAGCTGGCGTAGTCAATCTCAGTGACAACTTGGCGCGGATTGCCAGAAACACTGTGGCGTTTCAATTGACCGTAGGTCAAGAAATGACACTCCCTAATGGGCAAGTGATTGCTCAGGCGTTTAACAGTATGTCTGAAAGGCAGGCAGAGCTTTTCAGCCAAGCAGTCCGAACAGGCTTGATTGAAGGTGAATCTGTTCCAAGCATTGTCCGCAGGTTGAAGGGTCGGTTAACAAAAGAACAACGCGGATCTATTGATACGGTTATTGCTGCAGGTGGCCAGGCGACAAGCATCCCTAACAATCAAATCAGGGCAATCGTGCGCACAAGCGTGAATGAGGTCGCGAACGCTGCTGAGCGAATTTTCGCTGCAGAAAACCCTGATTTGACGGCTAGGTACAGATATACAGCCACCCTTGACAGCAAGACGACAGCGATTTGCCGTGCATTAGACGGCAAGACGTTCAAGCACGAGCAAGGGCCTTATCCGCCCCAACACTTCAATTGCCGCTCGCGGAACATCAACATTCCGATCGGATTGGAAAAGGAGTTTGATGACGCTCGTGAGGACTACGGCGAATGGTTAGACGATCAAAGTGATGCTGTGAAGCGTGATGCTCTTGGTCCTGAGCGTCTTGCAATGTGGGAGGGCTTGGTAAAAAAATATGGCGCGTCCGACGCTATTCGAAAATTTGTTGCCAAAGACGGCTCAGAGCTAACCTTGGATCAGTTACGCGACCGTGGTTATGGCCCCTCTGCCAGCTAAGTACAAGTTCAGTGTTCAGGGCGAAGAGGCGAAAGCCAAGCCGAAAGCTGCTTCCAAGAAGAAAGCTGCTAAAACAGAAGAGCCAAAAGGAGACGAGTGATGCCTGGCTATCACGGATCCAAGAAGCCTCAGAAGCCTATGGGCAAAGGCAAGAAGAAAAAGGCAGGTAAGAAAAAATGAAAAAAGGATCTCGGGTTAGCTGGACGTACCAAGGCAAACGGACTTATGGCGTTGTAACGAGCGTCAAAGGCGAAGGCGCTTACAGCATCAAAGGGCCAACTGGCGGCACAGTCACTCGACGTGGCGCTAAAGGCGATCCGATCATTGCGATCAAATCTGAAAGCACCGGCAATCCTGTGTTGAAAAAGCGGTCACAACTTCGCTCTGCGCCTAAGCGCAAATGACGATCAAGCGTGGTGGCCATACGTTTGCGGGCTTTGATAAGCCCATCCGTACGCCGAACCATCCGAGCGGCAAGTCTCACGCTGTTGTCGTTAAAGACGGCGATAAGCCGAAGCTCATTAGGTTCGGGCAGCAGGGTGCTAAGACGAAGCGTCCGCGCAAAGGCGAGAGTGCTGCAGACAAGGCTAAGCGTGCATCGTTTAAAGCACGCCACGCAAAAAATATCTCGAAGGGGAAGACATCTGCCGCATATTGGGCAGACAAAGTAAAGTGGTCGTGAAAACAACCTTACGGGTTATTCATGTCTGAAGAGCAAAATCAGGAGATTACGTCTCCTGCGGCTCCAAACAATTCCGAAGTGGATGCACTCAAAAACAGCATCCAAGCGCTGGAAAAAAAGAATTACGAGCTAATCGGAAAGCTCAAAGACGCTAAGACCGTGCCTGATGGCGTCGATGTTCAGGAGTTGCTTGAATTCAAGCGGACTGTTGAGCAGAACAAACTTGAATCAGAAGGCAAGTACACCGAGGCGCGTCAAGCTCTTGAGCAGCAGTTTCGTGAAGCCTCTGAAGCCAAGGACAAGCGGATTGCTGAGCTTGAAGCACGAGTCCGCGAGCTTGAGCTGATTGCACCTGCGAACACAGCATTGGCAGATGTTGTCCATGATCCGAGCATCGTATTCAAAGCTGACCTGCTAAAGCCGGATCAAATTGAACGCGAGGCTGACGGGACTGTTGTTGTGGTCAACGGCTACGAGCGTAAGCCGATCAGCGAGTGGGCGAAAACTTTGCCTGCTTATATGCAGAAAGCACCGAAGCCTCAGGGTAGTGGTGCGCCTTCTGGACGCAGTTTCGGTGAGATTCCAGCTGGCACCAAAAACCCGTTCTCTAAAGAAACTTACAATCTGACTGAGCAGTCACGTCTGTATAAGACTGATCGGGATATGTATGAGAGGTTGAAAGCTGCTGCGAACCGTTAATATGCGGGATAAGGCAAAGCTACGCAGAGCCGTCCGGGTTACGCCCACACCGTAAACATCTTTTTTGAGGATCTGTCATGGCGACTCTTCGCTCTGACATCATCATCCCTGAGGTATTTACGCCTTACGTCATTGAGCAAACCACTCAGCGTGATGCCTTCCTGGCTAGCGGTGTGGTGCAGCCAATGGCTGAGCTGAATGCTTCAGAAGATGGTGGTGACTTTGTTCAAGTCCCCTTTTACAAAGCTAATCTTGCAGGCGACTTCGAGCGCCTGACGGATAGCTCTTCTCTGACTCCTGGCAAGATCACTGCAGACAAGCAAGTTGCTGCTGTCCTGCATCGTGGTCGCGCATTCGAGTCACGAGATCTTGCTGCACTTGCAGCTGGTAGTGACCCTATGGCTGCTATCGGCAACAAGATTGCTGACTACATCGCCAACCAGCGTCAGAAGGATTTGTTGTCCTGCCTGGCTGGCGTCTTCGGTGCCGTCGATGACAACAGCTCTGCTTGCTACTCAGCTCTGACTGTTGACGGCGCTACCGGCGACAGCCCGACGATCCTTGGACCTCGTCAGATCGTTGAGGGCAAGTCAATTCTCGGTGATCAAGGCGAGAAGCTGACTGCGATTGCTATGCACCCGAAGGTCTATTACGACCTGATGGAGCGACGTGCGATCGACATGATCTATGACAACACCGGTGCTCCTGACACCGCTGCTGCTCAAGGTTCTACTGCTCCTGCTTTTGGCAGCGTGCAAGTTCCGACCTTCATGGGTCTTCGCGTGATTGTCAGCGCTGACGTTCAAACCACTGGCTCCGGTTCTTCTACCGAGTACGCCACTTACCTGTTTACGCAGGGTGCTGTTGGCTCTGGCGAGCAGCTTGGTCTCCAGACTGAGACCGACCGCGACATCCTCGCTAAGAGCGATGCTATGTCGATCGATCTGCACTATGTGTATC